GGCGAACCTATTGTATACTTAGACACAACTGTTCCATGTGATACTGATGGACTCGCCATTTTCAATATCTATTTGTGCAATCAGCGAACGAATGGCATTTTTTGCTTTGATACGATCAATCCCTGTTATGTCTCCCAGAAGGTTATTGGCTCTATTTACAATGTCTTGTGTACGTGGTTTATCTCTTTTTAGTTCGGACAAGCGCTTATTTATCTCTTCCCTTTCAGCGTCTACACGCTGTCTTGCCAACTTCAAATCCTCTGCCGATATCAAATCATTCTCGTATGCTTCAATTTGTTTTTGCATTTTTTTACTTGTTTTCATCAGTTGACTTTCGAGTTCCTGTATATCATTTTTCGAATTTGTTGGTGCAGCGATCTTGATTTCCATGTTTGATTTCTGGCCAAGCGTTTGTATTTCCTTAATTATTAATTTTTCAATTTCGTCTCGATGCACAAAATGATGTTTACAGCCATAACCACCAACATAAGACGAGCAAATGTATCTGTAATATGTGTAGTTTCCATTCTCTCTTTTGTGTCTACTTGTCGCCCCCTTCATGTTTCTTCCACAGTGTTTACACTTCAAAACACCAGTTAGTAAGTAAGTTTCGTTGTCTGCGTGCCTATGGGCTCGTGATCTTGACTTCATGATTTCGTGCACGCGGAAAAATCGTTCAGGTTGAATTATTGCTGGATGGTTGTTTTTTTTGATTATCCATTCACTCATCGGACGTATAACAATTTTCCCATCCTTATTCATGCGTTTGTTGTAAACTTTGATCCCAGCTAGTGCTTCGTTCTTCATTAAACGCTTGACGCTTGTTTGATCCCATAGTTTCCCTTTTTTGGTCCTTGAACCGCTCTCATTCAATTTCTGCGCGATCTTTCTGTGCCCATGTCCTTCTTCGCCTAGTATGAACATGAGGTCAACATATTTAGCCTCTGCCTTATTGATTTCATAGTAACCATTTATTACATCAAGCCCATAACATGGTCTAGTTAGGGCCTTGGTTGTTTTTTTGGCAAGTGGAATCATATTGTCCTTGACGCGTTCACTTATACGAGCTCTTTCAAACTCTGCGAAAGAACCAAGTTGCTGCATGACCATCTTTCCAACAGGGCCAGAAGTTGTATCAAGGCGTTCGCTCGCTGATACAAAACTGCAATCGTGTTGTTCCAACAGTTTTATTGTTTGCAGTAAATCCAAGAGATTGCGGCAAAATCTATCAAGTTTTGCGGTGACAACAACATCATATTTATTTTGTTGAACATCGGTTAACAACCTTTGAATTGCAGGACGCTTCAAGTCTTTTGCACTATATCCATCGTCGATGTACATAACCGGTTCATCCCATGCCATAGCTTTGCAGTACGAAGATAGGCGCTCTTGTTGTTCGTAAAGGGAGTTGCCTCTTTCAGCTTGTTCATCTGTAGAAACGCGAATATAAGCTGCTACTCTCAATGGGCTCGTCTCCTTAATATTTAATAACATTCATCTTTAATTTTCCGATTATATTAACTTTAGTCGGTGGAGCAAAAATAGGCGGAAAATTCGGGTTTTCTGATTGTAAAACTAATTGATCCCCAACTTTATATACTCTTTTTAACACTGCTTCATCATCGATCAGTACCGCCGCAATCTCTCCGTTCTCAACTTCAGGCTGCTTTCTGATAAGAAGTAAGTCTCCATCAAAAATGCGAGCGCCTGTCATAGAGTCACCTTTTGCACGCAAATAGAAGTATTCGCCGCCGTTTAACCACTCTTTAGGAGTGGGTTCGTAACCATCAACTTCTTGAAATGCAATAGTCCCTTCCCCACAGCAGATCTTTCCAACTACAGGCAACATCACTAAGTCACTTATTTTTTCTTCTGCAAATATATCATCAATGTTTACTTGATAAACTGCGGCCAGTTCTCTAATCGTATCTAGGCTAGGTCGTCTTTTTTCATTTTCATAATGTGAATATGTCTGTTTGCTAATACCTAATTTCTTCGCGACCTCTTCTTGTGTCCATCCTTCAATTTTTCTCAGTTCCTTCAATTTTTTACCGTACATTTATATCTCCTCCTGCTCACCATTATACACAGTTTTTCCTGAATGTAAACAAGTAGTTGACAAAAACATAAAAAATAATGGAATATTACGGTTGACATCGCCTAATTGTTGATATATGATGAAGTCAACAAATAGGCGACCGCCTAGGATGGAGGTGATAATAGGTGCAAGAACTTGTTGAGAAAAGAAAGAAAAAGAAGTTAAGACAATACCAAGTCGCTAAAATGGTTGGAGTTAGCCGTCAATACTATAATTCGATTGAAAATCAGAGAAGAGTTCCGAAAGTTGAAACAGCCAAAAAGATAGCGGATGTTCTCGATGTTGAATGGACAATTTTTTTTACCGATCGAGTCAACAAATAGGCGACATATGGAGGGGGAACCTATGACCCAAGAGGAAAAGCAACGAAAGAAGGCGCAGTTAATTCGTGAAATTTACCTTGAATTAAAATCGAAAGAAAGTCAACATTTGGCTGATAAGTCAGCAGGGTAGTCCGCATGAGTACTTAGCATAAGTTGGAATAGGGAGGCGGTGAAATGCAGAAAAGTGTGCTGAAGATAGTCGCCCACTATGTTGTAGCTGATGGCAAGCAAATTGAGATCGACCCGGCTCTGACTGACTTGCCAGATCGCTGCAAAATTGCACTAGCTGAAATGTTTACCGGCAAGAAACATGAAGAAGTAAAGGTCGGCTCTTAGGAGTCGCCTTATAGGACAAGCCCCTGAAAGGAGAATGACATGAACCAATTACAAGTATTCAACTTCGTCGGAAATGAAATCCGGGTAGTCACGAAAGATGGTCAACCTTGGTGGGTTGCAAAAGATGTATGCGACGTGTTGGATCTATCCAACCCAAGTATGGCGCTCAAGGCCCTTGATGAAGATGAACGGGCTAAGTTGAACTTAGGGCGTCAAGGCGAAGTGAATATCGTTAATGAGCCGGGCCTGTACTCGCTGATTCTCGGCAGCCGTAAGCCAGAGGCAAAGCAATTCAAACGTTGGATTACTCATGAGGTTATCCCGGCCATCCGCAAGACAGGGACATATTCCATTTCTAGTTTATCTCCAGAACTACAGGCCATTTTTGTACATGATGAAAAGTTGCAAATTTTAGATGGGCGCATTGGCAAATTAGAAAATACCATGACTATTGACTACGCCCAACAACGGGCACTCAGGAAGCTTGGAAATAATGTTGTGATGGTTCTGGTTGGTGGTAAAAACAGCGTGGCTTATAAGAAGTTCGCTTCAAAGGCATTCAATGAACTTTGGAAGCACTATAAGAACACATTCAACATCGAAAGTTACTGTGATACCCCATCAGTAGAATTCGAGCGCGGGAAAGAAGTTTTAAGGAATTGGAAACCTAGCGAAGAATTGCGTTATGCGATTATTGGGGCGAACGCAGAACAACTTGTATCCAATTAAGAAAGGAGAATGAACATGGAACTTAAACCGTACTTGCCTAGTGCAAAGCAAATTGAAGATATGAGCCGCGATGATTTTCAAGATTGGGTATGGAAAGCTCGGCGAGAGTTGCCGAAACGGGAAGAAAAAAGAGATCCGCTCACCCATTTGAGAAAGCGAATCTCTGCAATTGTAGAAAACGTTGCCCTTACTGAAATTCAGAAAGAAGTTAGAGTGCTTCAAGAGATCGAGAGGTATGAACGGATTATCAGTCGATCTCAATAATTGAAACTAACTTAATTTGTTCGCCTTCAAGATTGATGAAAGGTAGTTCCATTTTTCCGTCTACCGACTTGGCATTAAGAAGGTACGGATAGAACGGACTGCAATCTTCAGGAATTTCAGTTAAACGAAGAACCTTGAGCAAACTTTCAAACAGGAACGGCAAACTGTCTATCTTGCGGAATGGATTAGACCAGAATGGACTTTGCCGATCTGCATGAAGAGAGTACGAATCCCAAATGCATTTCAATAAAGCAGAGTTGGTACGCGTTGGACCGAATTTATCGGTTTCAATATCCCCGTCATCATCAATAAATGGACGATATGCAGAAATTCCATCAATTTGAATAAAGTCACCGTACCATAGTGTTCCATTTACATCAATTACTAGTTTTAAGTTTTTTTCATACAGGGCATAGGAATTATCGCTGATGATTCGTTTCAGCAAATAGTCCAAAGCTTGTAACTGTTCTAACTTAAACATGTTTTCACCTCCCTTCAATGGTGTCTGGACAACTCTATTGTATAGGGAATTGGAACTATATAACAGCCAATAAAAGGGAAAGGAGAGGGTGAGGCATGACCCGCGAATGGTTGGACAAGCGAGTAAAAGCGTGGCGGCGTCTGAATGAGCTTCGGCGGCTGCGTAGCAGCTACCACATCATGGATGCAGCATATGACTGGCTATCTGGTGAAATCGCACAGATTGAACGGGAGATATACGGGAGGGAGCTTTCATGAGGCCGGAATGTGGATGTGGAGCTCCGGCAGAATACCTGGTGTATGAGGACGAGCAACCGCACTGTGCAGAATGCCATCGGGCAGCAATCGAAGGCCCTGTAGGGATACTCGTAAGAATACCTTTGGATTGGGGTGAATGGTATGAGACTCGCAGTAAGAATTGCATACTCTGAAGATTTACATGCACAGCGGTGCCTTGCTGCTGCAGGCGGTAGGATCGTATTCCCAAAAGGGAAGCCGGCACAATTCGCCTTCGGCTCAAATGAACAGTACGACGAATATCGTAGGATGCTTCGCATGGGAAAAGCTGCTCAAAAGTAAATTAGCCGCGGGGTAGGAGCCGCAGCTAATTGAATCTTAAAGAAATGAATTTATCGGCATTATATCACCTAATCAGGGAGGAGTCAAAATGTTAAACGCACTTTTTCGGGAGGAATTAGAGGAAATAGAAGCACAAGAAGAGGAGGAGCGCCAGCGATTCCGGGTAACGGATCTGGAATCTCTCAACTGGGTTTTTCGAAAGTTGGCTGCAATTGAAGCGAAGCGATCGGATGTAAATGCCCTTGCAGATGCTGAGGTAGGCCGGATTGAAGCGTATCGGCAACGTGAGCTGGACAAGCTTCAGAGCGACGATGAATATTTTCGTGGGCTTATTGGCGAATACGCCGCTGCGCGCCGTGAGGATGACCCGAAATTCAAATCGGAGAAAACGCCATACGGATCGGTTGTATTTAAAAAGCAGCAGCCCAAATGGAACTACGATGATTCCAAGCTTGTCCAGTGGCTGGAACAGAATGAGCGTTCAGAGTTGATCCGAACCAAGAAGGAACCGGTAAAAACCGAGATTAAGAAGGCATTTACGGTAACGGAAAATGGTGCGGTGGTTGATTCGGATGGGCAGATCGTGGATGGGGTCATGGTAGAAACCCGTGGTGACGAGCTAGTCATCAAGCCGGAGGTGTGACATGGGGGGCTCACTTGTAAAAAAGCTGACTGAAGTAATGCAGGAAGTCAAATACATTCAAAAAACGGGCTTCAACAAGTTTCACAATTACAAATACGCGACCGAGGCTGATGTGAATGAGAAGGTTCGTGAAGAACTGGCTAATCGAGGTGTTGTTCTGATTCCCAATATGAAAAGCCACGAGATACGGGAGCACACAACGGCGAAGGGCAATAGAGAATACATCGTTACGGTAGGAGTGGAATTTACCTTCATGGATGGTGAAAGCGGAGAGACGATCGCGTTCACAGTCTTCGGTCAGGGGCAGGATCCCGGGGACAAAGCAACCTATAAGGCATTTACAGGGGCTCAGAAATACGCGTTGATGAAGGCTTTCATGATACCTACGGGCGACGATCCGGAAGGTGACACGAGTGTTGACGAACGCAATGCAGCGAATGCAGAAAGTGGGCAATCTCAAGGCGGCCGCAGCCGGAGACAAGAACCTTCCCAAGCATCTGGCATCAAAAAGACCATCGAAACAAAATACAAGATGCTTCATGACGGCAGCACCGATGGACTTATTGAATTTTTAAAGGAACACGGGGTCAATGCAGAGGCCGTGTTAACTCAAATGTTAAAGGAAAGAGGGTAAGAACGCATGTTGAATCGTGTGGTTTTGATAGGGCGCCTGACACGAGAGCCTGAGCTTCGCTATACCCCGACCGGGATTGCTACGACGCAATTTACACTGGCCGTCGATCGTCCATTCTCAAGTCAGAATGGCGAGCGCGAAGCTGATTTCATTCCCGTCGTCACATGGCGCCAATTGGCCGAAGCTTGCGCGAACCACTTGGCGAAGGGGCGTCTGACGGCAGTGGAAGGCCGAATCCAAGTCCGCCATTACGACAATAACGAAGGCAAGCGTGTATACGTTACGGAGGTTATCGCCGATAACGTACGATTCCTGGAGTCAAAGCGTCATGACGAGGCGAATGCGCCAATCACAATTAGTGACGACAACTATCCTTATTGACCATGAAGGATCAGATAAAGCAGTACATTAACGAGATCAAGGTCTTGAGGCAAGAGGCGGATCGGTATGATGCCGACTCGCCAGCCGGCCTCATGGAGCGTATCACACTGCTGACGAAGGCTCACGTGCTCATGGGCCGCGTATCGGCTTACATGGACGGTCAATACAAAAGGAGACATGTGCAACGGCAGAACACATACACGGCCGTAAAAGCTGCGGCAGGGCGCGGAGATAAGGTAACCCAGGCCGAGCTTGCGGTAATGGAACTGCGCGAGCAAGAAGCAGAGGCCTATGAGTTGATGCATCTATGGCGGAACGAGTTTACATCATTGACCGAGCATCTTCATGAACTACGGTTACGGCTTCGAATAGATTTGAATATTGGGACAGGAGGCGGCGGGGCATGATGTTCGAATATAGACCGGTTCAGAAACCGAAACACAAGCGCCTAAAGCCCAAGCGTGGGCAATACACCGAGATATCGGACAAGGTACGCAAGGAAGTGGACAGGAGAGCCGCAGAAAAGACGGATTACATCATATGTGAGCGCTGCGGCTGCTCACGCCCTGCCTATCGCTTTGAAAAGGCACATCTTGAAAACGCATCGCAATACGGCTCCGGCCGCGTACCGTGGAATATAGCTAATCTGTGCGGGCCTAAGACTCAAACAGGGACATGCCATCAATTTGCAGATGAAACAGCGGCAGGACGGGCCTGGAAGCGAAAGAAAAGGGAAGAACTCATTGATTACTACAAGAACGGAGAGGGGCGCCATTACTGGCCCTACGACGGATAAGCAGGTGGTGAAATGCGGGGCTGGATCAAACTATATCGAGACATAACAGAACATTGGATTTATCAGGATGCGGAATATCTGAAGGTTTGGATCGAAATGCTGGTACGTGCAAGACATTCGGATGACGCTGCAACGGAGTTGATAGAGGGGCAACTGGTCACGATTCAACAGGGCGAATTTATTTTTGGTCGCCCTGGATGGTCCAAAAGGTTGGGAGTCAGTGAGCAAAAACTGAGGACGCTGCTAAAGAAATTGATTAACGATGACATGATCGAGCTAACCAGCAGGTTTAACAAATTTTCACTTTATCGCATTAAAAACTACCAAAATTACAACCAGCAAAACAACCAGCTTGATAACCAGCAGACCAACCAGCAAGAAACCGCGCCATTACAAGGCGAATTCAGTTTCGATGACCAGCAGAGCAACCAGCAGAACAACCAACAAATCAACCCGCAGGTAACCAGCAGCCAACCAGCAAACAACCAGCAGCCAACCACAAAAGAAGAATGTAAAGAAAGAAAGAATGTAAAGAAAGAAAAGAAGAAAGTAATTAAGACTCAATATGCCGAGTTTGTAAACATGACAGAAGAACAATATAACAATTTAGTCGCAGCTCATGGGGAAGAGAGGACGAAGCGCATGATCACCGTCCTGAACAACTACAAGGGATCTAAGGGGAAAACTTACAAGAATGACTATATGGCAATTTTAAGTTGGGTCGTTGAAAGGGTAGCAGACGATGAGAGGAAGGCAAACGCCCAAATGATGACAATGGGGAAATCTCGGCCAGGCAACTATGGCAGGAGAGAAAAGCCAGCGCTCCCAATCGTCGAGAGAGTGGAGCAACCGGCGAATTTGTCCCCGGAAGAAATCGAGGACGCCATGAAACTAGCTGCAAGGCTTGACGGAGGGAGTTAACACCATGAACTGGGAAAGAGCTACGACACAAGAGTTATGCGCCGTGATAATGGGCGGAGAAGCAACGGAAGAAGAAGTTGAGGCAGCCGGGGCCGAACTGTTCCGGCGGATCGGAGGGGAACGCGATGAAAAAGCGATGCAACGTTAAGCACTGCCGGATCCCAGCAACGATGACATGGGCACTCGTCCCGATATGTGAGGGGCATCATGCTGACATTAGGGCGGAGCAGCTTCGTTATTACGCCAAAAAGATAGAATCGGATGAAAGATACACGCTTGAGACTATTCAGCATTTGATGCCGTGGGGGCGGAGTCATGGACGAGCTTGAAGAGATTTGGGAAAGTTGGGACTACATGCTGGAGGAAGCCTTGCTCCGGGCGGATAGCATAGTACGTCGAATGTTCATCGAAGCAAATTTAAGAAGCATACCCACGAAGAGGCAAGAGGAGTATTTCAGGAAAAGGTTCGACGAGATGAGAAGGCGGTTATGGATGCAGACGAAGCCAGAAAGCCGCTGTAGCCATTCTAAGAAAGAAAATGATGAATCTATCATCCGAAAAAAGAAGGGGCCTAGAAAACGAAAATAGAAGGCGAGGGAACGATGTGAGATTTGTAGGGATCGACCCATCAACCAAAACAGGAATTTGCATCCTTGATACATTCGGGAACGTTATTGATGCTGTGGAAATCACAGGCGAAGGTGAGGACCCGGGCCGGATGTGCGAGATCATCGGCAAGACTATCGACAATTTGGAGCCCGGAGACTTGGTAGGGATCGAAGGTTTCGGGTACGCAACTGGATCGGGAATCATCATGGGCGGAATTGGCTGGGGCATACGGATGGACATGTTTCAGATGGATTACAAGTACATCGAGATCGCGCCCTCCCAGCTTAAAAAGTTCGCCAGCGGAAAAGGAAATGCGAAGAAAGACGAACTGGCAGTACAGATATATAAGCATTGGGGATTTGAACATCCAAGCGACAATGTCAGAGATGCCTATGTATTGGCCCAAGTGGTCAGAGCCATTAGAACCGGCTGCGCGGCGACGAAATATCAGCGCGATGTAGTTGAGGCTATCCTTTCACCAAAGCCAAAGAAAACGAAGAAGTGACTGGAGGGGAGCGCATGGAAAAGATTGACCCGCGCAAGATTATCGAAACGCTATTAAATATACGTCAAATAGTGCAAGCAGAAACATCAGCCGCAAGAGACGAGATTGTGTGGCGGCAAGATGAATATAACGATTTGAGTCATCTTCTAGAATTCGGAAAATTGAATGCTGTGGATCTGTGCAAGATAGGTAAAGAATTGGGGGAATCAAAGAGGGTGCGGCGTGAAGCGCTCAACAAGAACGAGCTTTTGACTCCACTATACGAGTATTTCTCCAAGAATCAAAGCTTTTTCAATGGGTTGGAACAGATTCGTATTGACATCGAGAAAACGAAAAAAGTACAAGCCAAGAGACGGTATGAAGTGCGGGTTCGTGAGGACTTGAAGGAGCAACTTGAAAAAGTTCAAAACAGGTAGATGTGGGGTCAAGTAGAGGGCGAAGACAACTCAAATTCCTAGTATACACATGAAAATAGTAGGGGTGATTCGCACATGAAGTACACCATAATTTACTCGGACCCGCCCTGGTCCTACCGTGATAAGGCTCGAGCCGGAAACCGCGGGGCCGCATGCAAATACCCGGTCATGTCGCTTGAGGAAATAGCTGCGCTGCCGGTTGGCGGACTGGCTGCTGATGATTGTCTGCTCGCCATGTGGTGGGTGCCACCGATGCCGGAAGAAGCGCTCTACGTCATGAAGGCATGGGGATTTGAACTTATCACCATGAAGGGGTTTACGTGGCATAAAGAAACGGCGAAAGGAAAATCCCACTTCGGAATGGGACACTGGACGCGAGCCAACACGGAAGATTGTCTTTTCGCGAGACGTGGACGGCCGAAGGTGGTCAGCCGCAGCGTGAGGCAATATATATCCTCGCCGCGGCGGGAGCACAGCCAGAAACCAGACGAGGCCAGGGATCGGCTAGTAGAAATGATGGGCGATGTCCCACGAATTGAACTATTTGCACGGCAGCGCTTTCCGGGCTGGCATGCGTGGGGTAACGAGGTGGAAAGCGACATCATCATACCAGTGCAGATCGGTTGAAATATTACAAGAACTTATGGGAGGAACGGACATGAAAAAGATAGCGGAACTCGTAAAAGAAGCACACCAAAACGCGGTGAACAAAGGCTGGTGGGAAGAACCACGGACATACGGGGAGTTGATCGCACTGGTGCATTCGGAGGTTAGCGAGGCATTGGAGGATTATCGAAATGGCGCTGATCCGCATGCAACTTGGTACGAGAAGAAATGTGGCGACGAAATAAAACGGTCCGCCGAACTGGTAAATGACACTTGGAAGCCATGCGGAATACCGTCGGAGCTTGCCGACATCTGCATAAGGATCTTTGATATCGCCGGACATTGTGAATTGGGAAGGGAACTACAACGGACTTTTGAAACAAGATATCCGCTCTGGGTAGTAACGAAGCAATCACCATTTGCAGACAACCTAGCTATTATCCATTTTAATATAGCAGATTCATTTAGCGCTATTGGTTGGAAAAGCAAAATCGGCACTTTGGCAGATGTGCTGATCAACACAAAATCTTTGGCCGAGTTCTATGGCATCGACCTTGAACGGGCGATTGCCGAAAAGATGGCATACAACGCCACACGCCCGCAGCGCCACGGCGGGAAAGTGCTATAAGGGGGAACCGGATATGAAAAAACCACAGAAAGTAACAGATCTCGAAATGGCATTCGGCGGCGACATGAAGAAGCTGCTGCCGGCCATGTCAGAGATACCGGAAGAATTCACGTCACTGGGGTCAAAATGGTGCAAACTCATCAGCGATTGGTTCTACATTGGGCTATCGGAACTCAAAGCCCAGCCCCGAGAAGGGATCGATACACAAGAAGCTTTCCGACATATTAGAGCAATTCTCGGATCGTTCGAGCCGAAGCACGAGCATAAAATCGCCTGTTGCGCGTACCTAATGAGTTTATGGTTTGAAGATGAATTTTCATATAAACGGATGGCCCGGGCATGAGGGAGGGAATAGAGTGCGGGAAATCATCGTAGACAACTTTGCCGGAGGCGGCGGGGCCTCCACGGGGATCGAACTTGCAACAGGCCGCAGCGTGGACATCGCGATAAACCATGACCCAGCGGCGATCGCGATGCACATTGCAAACCACCCAGAGACGGAGCACTATTGCGAGTCGGTTTGGGATGTTGACCCACGCAAGGCAACTCGGGGCCGTCCGGTCGGGCTGGCATGGTTCAGCCCGGATTGCAAGCACTTTTCCAAGGCCAAGGGCGGCAAGCCAGTAGAAAAGAACATCCGGGGTCTGGCTTGGGTAGCGGTCCGCTGGGCCGCTACAGTCCGGCCCCGGGTGATCATACTCGAAAATGTCGAAGAGTTTAAAACATGGGGCCCGCTGACGGAGGACGGGCAGCCAGACATAAGCCAGAAAGGCCGGACGTTCCGCAGCTTCGTGAACGCCCTGCGGCGGCACGGGTACAAAGTGGAATGGCGTGAACTGCGCGCATGCGACTACGGCGCGCCCACCATTCGCAAACGACTATTCCTGATCGCTCGCTGCGACGGTCGGCCAATCGTCTGGCCGGAACCTACACACGGGGACCCGGAAAGTCCGGAAGTGAAATCCGGGAAACTGCTGCCATGGCGGACGGCGGCCGAGATTATAGACTGGTCGATCCCGTGCCCAAGCATCTTCACTCGTAAGAAACCACTGGCGGAAAATACACTTCGCCGGATAGCGCGGGGGATTGAACGCTTCGTCATCAACAACCCAACACCATTCATTGTGCGGGTAAACCACAGTGGTTCAAACCATCATTACTGTGATTCTATCGAAGAACCATTTAAAACAGTCACATCAAAGAATGGATGGGGCCTTGTGACGCCATACATCGCCCGTATCGGTCAAACAGGATTCGGGGGAGATAGGCTGCAATATGAGGCAGAGAAGCCACTTACTACTGTGACAACAAAAGCCGAGCATTTGCTAGTAAGTCCAACACTTATAGAAATTGGGTACGGCGAAGGTCCAGGGCAGGCGCCACGGGTGCCAGGGTTACAAAAGCCACTCGGAACTGTAGTGGCCGGAGGAAGGAAGCATGCAGTTGTCGCGGCATTCATGGCGAAACATTATGGCGGCGGATACACTGGCCCCGGGAACGGAGCAGATGAACCACTCAGCACGGTGACAACGGTCGATCACAATGCACTGGTGACAGCGCACATTGCCAGACATTTCGGCCAGTCGGTCGGGAGCATGGCGGATGAACCTGTTGGAACGGTTACGGCCGGGGGCGGCGGAAAAAGCGCCTTGGTGACATCTCACCTAATCAAGTTGCGCGGTACATGCCAGGACGGCCAGCCGATTACGGAGCCGATGCCAACCATCACCGCAGGCGGGCTACATGTTGGAGAGGTGAGGTCTTTCCTTCTCAAGTATTACGGCAGCGCCGACAACGGCCAGCAGCTGGACGAGACCCTGCACACCGTCACAACCAAGGATCGGTTCGGGCTGGTGACGATCGCAGGCGTCGATTACCAGATTGTCGATATTGGAATGCGCATGTTGGAGCCGCATGAGCTTTTCGCAGCACAGGGCTTTCCGCCGGACTACATTATCGACCGGGACCATCAGGGGCAAAAGTACAGTAAGGCCGCACAAGTGGCCCGCTGCGGAAATGCGGTGCCCCCGCCGTTCGCGGAGGCATTGGTGAGGGCTAACCTGCCGGAGCTCTGCACGGGCAGCGGCAACGCCCTAACGCTGAGCCGATTCCACGCTACTGAACAAGTCGGCCAACTTGCAATGAATCTATAAATCTATGGGCGCTACAGCGCCCTAAGGGGGAGGATATAGGTGCGGCGCATCATCTATGTTGCAGGCGTCAACCGAAAACACTTGGCCGAAGCTGCAAGCGTGTGTCCGTACTGGCTGCTGAGTGCTACCCTACTCCGAAAGTATCCATCGTGGATCGAGCCTTACATGAGACACAGAACCGTGATATGGGACCCGGGCACATTTAGTGATGACTGTATCTCGTACCAGACATACCGCTCATACATCGACCGGCACATGAAATCACGACATGTATACATGCAGTATGACGAGATTGGGGATCACGAAGTCACAGCATGGTACCTGAAAGACATGCGGCGTCGCGGGTATGACCCGGTTCCTATCCTGCAGCCGGGTGGGGATGAATCCATGCTAATGAATGAACCTGTTGTATTCATCGGTGGACTTGTCCGCATGAATGAAGAGGACAGGATAAGGTACCTCGATAGGTTACTTGGGCGGGAAGTAACCGCCCAAGTACACTTGCTAGGTATGATGCGGTCGGAATGGTTCGCGCCGTATATACCAGCCATACAGGGTGACAGTACGACATGGATTCCTCGCAGTGAGTGGAATAGGAGAAAAAGCACGGCAGAATGGATGGAAGAGTACGGAGAACAATGGATTCCGCACAGGCCAAGACAGACAGTTCAGATGGTTATGAATTTCTAGGAGGGTTCAGGGTGAGTGGAACGGCCATTGAATATGACAGCACCGGGCGCATGAAATACCATCCAGATTACCATCCAAAGCGAGGGCAACCATTCAATGACGACGAGTTGTGCTATCTAGCCAAGTTTTACACATTTGACGGCAAGGCTTCTATCTCGCTTGCCCTTGATCGCCCGGAAAGCTCAGTTCAAAAGAGATACATCCAGCTTGCTAAGAGTGGATTACTTGAACATTACCGAAAGCTAGAATTTTATATCTAGGGCACAGCGCCCTAAGGGGAGAGTGTAGAACGATGAAGGCAGTCTACAAGTATGATTGCCTATTCGAAAACATCAATGACGCCAATGAATTGATTTATGTACACTTCGAAGATCTGGATGGTTACATCCACTATGAATACTTCGATGATTGTACAGGGCAGTTATATCGAATGACAAAAACCGAACTATTAAATTCTTACGAACGGATACATTAAGGGCCTTCGGGCCCTCTAAGGGGAGAGATAGAGGATGTGGCAATTAAGGATCTACGATATGAAACACTTCCGGGATGCGAACTATCACTTGATGGAGTTAGTTAAGGAAGTATCCGAGGAGCCAGTAGAAAACTACATTTATGAAATCGATGGGAAGACATATCGCTGGTGTGCGAAAAGCTCTAAAAACAAGGTGATTGGCGTTGATGAAATATCGATAAACAAGGAACCGGAAAAAGAAAACGACGATGATTTTAAGTGCCCTTACTGCGGAGATATCTATCATGACGCATGGGAACTATCGAAAGAAGATGACACGATTGAATGTCCATGCTGTGGATCAGAAATCGAGTACGAAAGAAACGTAAGAATCACATATACAATTTCACCAGTAAAAATGATGCCGATCGTAAAGCTATAAATAAACCTAGGCCGGGCTACGGCCCTCTAAGGGAGGTAACGAGATGAAAATAGTAGTGGCAAATGAGTCGGAAGCAAGATTGATGAGAGATTATCTTACCACAATGCACGAATTAGGGATCATCGATCTGATGGAAGAGGAAGATGGTAGCCATCCAGATGAACAGGTGCTGAATGCAAATGACTATAGAGCAATCAGAGATGCAGTTGCTGGCGATCAAATAAAAGTTGTTGTTGATGCGGAAGAAGATGACATCTGTTACGAGGACAACGACTTTATCGTCGGAACGTGCATCCGCTGTGGCACAGAAACGCAAGGTCTTATAGACCCGGAGACAGTCACTTATGAAAGGTATCTCAAGATGATGGACAACCAAAAGGATTGGCACTGTTACGAGTGTCAACGGAAACAGTGTCAAGGAGAGTGAAGCAAATGAATAAGGGGACATACGCGCATTGTGTAATGCCCGTGAACAGAGTGAGTAATTTGATAACTGATTTTTGGAGCGACATCGAAAACGTAAGACGAGCGACTGCTGAAGACATTCAAAGCGCTGTCTTAGCGTATTTAAAAGAAATAAATCGCCTTAGAGGACTATACGAACGGGAACGCGATATAGCAGAACAGGCGCAAAGGGATGCGGAGCAGTGGAAGACCGCGGCCGAGAACCAGCAGCATTCCAATTACACATTGATTCAAGAAGTAGAACGACTGAAAGAAGAATGTTCCGAATATGAAATACTTGCTGCTCATTTCCAGTCGCTTCTTTCCGAAACATTGCGCGAGCTTGAATGGTACGCAAATTGGACAACTTGGATCCACGGCCGATATGAAGGTGAATCGCTCATCTCCTGGGCAGTGGATGATGGCGGTGCAAGAGCCAAGGCAGCCATACAGCGCATACAGGAGGGGAAGGAGTGAGTACCTTGCAAAGCTTATGGAAAGACAATTTCACGATTGAATATACATTGCCAAATGGCGAGCGAGTAACTGAGAGATTCAAGGGAAGCTTGCGGTCAGCAATTCGGCACGCACTACAACGGTTCAACAGGGCAACAGCATCGTTTTATACGTCCAGAAACTACTGGCTTAAAGAGATTGGATGGAATAGGGAGGGGAAGCAATCATGAAAGTGGTATGGAAAGTACGAAATATACCGAATCCAAAGGAAACACCATGTCCAGATTGCGATGGATATTGCATCAAATATGAGGCCCCTGTGAAAATAAAACTGCCATACTGTGGGCAATGCGGGAAAAGCATCGAGGATGCCACACATAAATACTGTGGTCACTGCGGTGTAGCCCTTGATTGGGAGGGGAAACAGAATCATGACGGCGCCAGATGAAGGAGTCAAGAAATGTCCAGAGTGTCATTGGTCAATGGATCTCGAATATATCGCCCACGGCGAATGGTGGTATTTGTGCCCGAATCCATTTTGTTGTTACGAGGGGAACCCCACGGGGCAGGGAGGTACAGGGGATGAGTAACTGGTATGACATCCAAGCGGTGAAAGATTTTATTGCTCTGGTTTCGAAGAGATCGCCGCGAGCATTTATTAGTTGTCGCTTTGAGTTGATAGTAGAACCAAAGAACAACATCTATTTCAGATTGGGCAACATACAGTCCGAAATGGATTTAAAAGCAAAGGTACTGGCTTGGCTGTCTAGGCCGAGTTGCAAAGGCGTAAGCAATTACTATCAAAAGATTATCCGTGGGATCGTGAATGAATACCTGGGGACAAGCTTCACCCAAGATGAAATGGACGTAGTTTATACCCGTTTGGGCAATGATTGCAATAGAGATTTATGTGTCAAGTTTATTGAATCAGGATATGACCTTGCGATCTTACAGGGAGGGCTTAGGGGATGAGTAGACCAATCTGCGAGCTATGCGAAAAGCGACCGGCATGGGCTATGATGAAAAACCAACTGAACGGAAACAGGCTCGCTGTCTGCAGTTGCTGTTACAAGGGAATATGGGGAGAAGCCAAGGAAGTGAAAGGAGTTGTAGAAGATGCCGAAATTTAAATTTTCCGTATCGACCGGTTATGTAGGAAGCCGACGCGAGGAAATCGTAGAGATAGACGACGAGGATCTTGAAGGAATGACAGAAGACGAACGCGCTGAATACCTGAATGAATGCTGGCAAGATTGGCTATGGAACGGGAATATAGATGGAGGATGGGAGGAAGTAGAGGATGCATAAAGAGCAGTACAAGCCGGGCGTAAAAGTCCGGCACCAGCTAAACAAGCACTACGGCATAGGAAGAGCTTTGAAACTCTCAGAGTGTGACGAAAGAGCCCTAGTAGAGTGGCCGGGAGAAACGCACTGTAAGCCTGTCACTGCATACTATCGACTTGACTTGCTGGAGGTGGTCCAGGATGCCTGATACGAAGCAGGAGCCGGTATCAACAGACTGGCAAACTGAATATCAAAAAAAGAGCGAATGCTATGACGAACTGAAAGCAGAATATGCCCGGATGCTATGTGACTACCACAGCCTGAAAGCAAATTTCTACGAGTTGGCGAAGAAGTGCGGCTCTGCGGAGTCCCGGGAAAAGCAATTGAACGAATTCATCCAAAAGCTGCTGGACGCTGATGACATTTCATTCCTCTGTGAAGGTCATATACGGTGGAAGGACAAGGCGAGACAGACGCTCAATCAAGTATATGGAGGGTGAGAACACTTATGGAGATCAAACGCTGTACTGGTTGTGGCGAGGTGGCAGAAGTACAAGGGGAGGATGAGTTGTGCTTTTACTGTCAGAAACACGAAGACTTAATGCATAAATTCACAGAATTAGAGAACGAAGAGATACGGATTGCGGATGAAATTATGGAACTTGAATCCGAGGCAGAAACGGCGCGTGAAAACTGGATACGAGCCAAGGAAAAAGTGACACTAGCGCGTAAAAGACTCCGTGAAAATGATAGAAAAATGCGGGACTTTAACTGGAGCGTAGAGCAGCCATGAAGGTAACAGCCAAAACCCATTGGGTATGGACGCAACTGGCAGAAGAAACATGGGACGGGCGGTATAAAAGCGACGAACGGAGAAAAGCCGGCCAGCCGATACATGGAGATCCTAAACATGTGGATCTTGCATGGCTAAACCGCGGCTATGTCATAGATGCATCGGATTATATACCAGCGGACGGCCAGATTGATCTATTCGAGATACTGGAGGGGTGACAATGCAAATGTCTATGTTCAAACTGGACGAGAAAGAGACGTGGCGGCGCGTAGAGGAGCGTTTGGAATCAGCCAGACTATATAAGCGCTTCGGATTCATCCGCCGCGAGGCGAAGCTCACAGCTGCATACAGCGACATGCCACGCAGCAATACAAATGTCACCAGCGATCAGACGGCAGATATCGCCATGCATAACGTAGACCGCGAAGAGCAGCTGCAGCGAGAATATGACCAAGTTATGAGAGCCGTTGGCAGACTTGCCAAAACACAGCGGCGAATAATCGAAGAACGGTACCTGGGAGACGAGGACGTACTAGATATCAACGCCTATATGACCTTGGACATGCCAGAACGTACTTATTACTACGCCAAGGCGAAAGCAATTTACCGATTAGCCTTTGCTTTACGGCTGGAAGTGTATGAAGGAGACAGCAGCGCATAAAATCATTGCAGACTTTTTGCAGATATTTTGCAGATATCTTGCAGGTCATTAGGAAAAATCCGTTGTAAGATAGTAATGTAGACGCGTGGGCCAAAGGGTCATAGGCGCGGGAAACAACTCCGGATACGAGACTGCTCTTACGAGATGCCCTTGTATGCTTCCGGTGGAAACCGCGCCGCGTCTAACACTTGCACTAATTTACATCAATCTTTATACAACAGTCGATATTTCAAGCATTTATTTGCACTTAACTACAGTTATTTCATAACCTTCCTCTCTATATAGCCGCTCCTTATGTGATGGGGCGGCGCTTTTTCGAGAACATTATTTGCAATAAAGGAAAAACATCCCTTCTGGCGAATTATCTATGTATAGTGCTTGAAGGGGATGAGCGTATGAGAGAAGTAAGACGTGGATTTATTGGAGAAAAAGAGTTTACCGGTTATGTGGGATATCTCAGCGATCAGTGGATGGCCTCTATTATTTCTGTTGATAGGAGAGAAAATGAGTGTTATGCCAAATCATTTGCGAACGAAACGGAAGCTGTTGATGGTCTGAATGAGTTGTGGGACGAGTTAAAAAATAAGCTAGGATGAAGCACCCTAACCGGTGCTTTTTTTATTGTGCTCAGAAAGGGTGATACCAATGAAAGAACGTAAAAGAGAAGATTTGATTGGGCAACAGGGCAGCGTGACACGGCGTATTGAGATTATCGACGCAAAGGAAGGGCCGTTCGGCGTAGATATCCGAGTACGTGACAGCGTGGGCAACGAGTATTGGACAGAGATGGATGACGACATATCGCTTGATTAGTAGTCGCTGATTATTCAGCGGCTTTTATCTAGGGGAGATGAAACTGAATTGTTGGACTCCGCAGGAGGGAAAGAGCAATGGCATTAAAAAAGTTTTGTCGTAAGACGGGGTGTAAGAACCTGACGACAGATGCATACTGCAATGAACATCAGCACAACGGATACAGTTATGACCAACACCGTGAGTCAGCATCCAAGCGAGGATATGATCATCGATGGCGTAAAGCTCGGATAAGATTCTTACGCGAACATCCACTATGTAAGCAGTGCTACGAAGATGGGAGGCTGACAGCGGCAACAGTGGTTGACCACATCATACCGCACAAGGGAGATAAGGAACTATTCTGGGACCGAAAGAATTGGCAGGGGCTTTGCGAATCATGTCATGGCGTGAAGACGGCCAAGGAGGATGGAGGTTTTGGGAATGAATTATACAACGATCGCTATTAAGATTGCAATAGTGCTCCTAGTATATATCAATGCTCGTTATCTGGAAAAACAAATAGACGCACGTAAATATGGACGAGCGGCCAAGATAGCGGCAATCACAGCTTTACTCATAGCCTCATTGACACTATGAATGGAGGTTGGTTTTAGTAATGGATAAACCAACAATGCTTCAGACGCCACCTAAGAAATTCAATATTGCTGATCCAAAAGCGAACATATGCGTAGGAGATTGGTTCCATGTTCTATCGCAAGAGTTGGCAGATGCCGTAAAAAAGGCTGCGATTGCCGGGATGCCGTATCCATTGGCTGAACAGGTTTATAAGGAAGCATTGAGCACAGCTTTACCAAAGGCTATCGAAGTAAGGGAACGGCGAGAAGGCGACATGCCAGCAGACAGCCGCTAAGGAGGAGAGAGATTATGAGGATAAGTTTGGGGGAGTATACGATTGAAGGAACCCCAGAGGAGTTGGCCGAATATGATAGGCTCTCTGAGCAGGCGGAAGCCAAGAAGGAGCGTCATATTACCACAACAGTAGTTATGGAGTGCCCACCTACAATAGATGTGGAGAAGGTCTTACAGGCGATAAGAGATGCGATGATGGCTACTAGCTTGCGGTGCGAGGTTTAAGCAAAGGGGGAGGGGGATCGAATCCTTTGGACCTTTTCACCAGTAGACCGCGTGCCCCTTTATTCTCGTAAAAATTCGTTTTATGAAATTTCGGGAGTTTTAGGAGGTGAACCCGATGGGACGGAACTCCAAGCCGATTGGTTTGCACCTCGCAGAGGGGAATCCGAACCGACTAACGAAAGAGCAGATCAAACAGCGTCAGGAGGCGGAAATTAAGCTTGGAAAAAGTGAGCTGGACAAGCTCAAACCCCCGCCATTCGTGAAGAATGACGTTAATGCCTACACTTGCTGGAAGTATTGCATGAAAGAGTATAAGGAAGCTGCAAAGCAGGGTATTGACCTTCTCACGACATCGGACGTGGGGCTGCTGGCGATGTATTGTAAGACTTATTCGGAGTACGAAAGGCTTCTGAAACAGTATCAAAGGCTTGAAAATATAGCTGTAAATGAGGATATTTTGCATGATTATTTTGAAAAAATGGAGGAAGTCGAAGAGTTTGAGGCGCGGGCGCAGATGTACCTTTCTCAATTGGCCTCGATTGAGGGAATATTGAAAATTGAGACAGCCATTAATAAAAAAATGGACATGCTCCTGAAAATGCAGGACCGCCTATTTTTAAATCCGCTTGCTAAAGTAAAGAATGTTCCGAAGCCAAAGAAAGATGAAAAGCCGCCAAGCAAATTCAGCAAGTTCGGGGGCGGGCGTGGTGTATAGCTCGCAAATTTACCCCTACAACACAGTTTCGGAGCAGGACCGGGTCACTGCCTACGCTCAAGAGGTGGTTTCGGGCCGGATCACCGCTGGGGTAACGCAGCGGCAGGCGTGCGAACGGCATTTAAAGGACCTTGAACGGCAAGGCACGGACGAATTCCCGTTCGTTTTCGACCCGGAAAAGGCCCATGAAATCATTGATTTCGCGGAAAGCCTGACGCTTGCGGAGGGGGAAGAACCAGAACCACTTAGGCTGTGGGGCTTCCAAGACTTCATTTTTGGCAGTTGGAACGGTTGGCTGAACATGGAAGGGTACCGAAGATTCCGCACATCATATGTCCAAGTGGCTCGGCAAAACGGTAAATCACTTGGGAACGCGGTTCCTGCCCTGTATTACGGCAATTTTGACGGCTATAATTACCCGCAAATCTATTGTGCAGCGACAAAAGAGGATCAGGCCCGTATTGTTTTGAAGGAATGCCTTAAATTCATTAATGCCGATCCTGAACTTGGGGGAACAAAGTACGAGGAAGGGCTATTCACTCCCAAAGAATACAAGAGCACCATTCTCTGCAACATCACTCGCGGGGAAATCAAGGCGATAGGTCGTGATACCGATACAATAGACGGTTTCCGGCCTTATTTTGCGTCGGTAGATGAATATCACAAGCACAAGACCAATCAAATGTACAAGCTACTGACGGGTGGTCAACGAAAACTGAAACAATGCCTCACCTCAATCATCACAACCGCCGGGTTCGATCTGAATCTCCCGTGTTACGAAGAATATGAGTACGGGAAAATGATACTGGCCGGGCTTCATGATGACGAAACCCATTTTGTCTTTATTTGTGAACTTGATAAGGGTGACGACATTTGGGACGAAGCTAATTGGCCAAAGGCGAATCCGCTCTGGACCGAGGAAACACTAGCGAGTTTAAGAGCAGATGCCATCAAGGCGAAGAAAAAGCGCGGCGCTGACCTTCGGGATTTCATGACAAAGGGCTTGAATATTTGGGTCCAATTCGCTGAAAACCAATATATGAACCTGGAACACTGGAAAAGATGCGAATCGACGACCACCCTTGAGGATATGCGGGGGCGGGAATGCTATCTTGGGCTTGACCTTTCATCTGGCGGAGATTTGACATCTGGTTGCTTGGAATTCCCGTTGGACGATGGTCCGCATAGGAAATACTACATTCATTCCCACAGTTTCATGCCAAAAAGCAGGGTCGAAGAACATGTGAAGTCAGATAATGCACCATATGATATGTGGATTAAAGAAGGTTTAATCACCACAACAGAAACCCTAGGCGGGGTGAAGACGGACTATAAATACATCATCCGTCACTACAAGGACTTGATAAAAAAATACGACTTGAAACTTAAAGGTATCGCGTATGACCCTCATAATGCGGATGCCTTTTTGTCTGATTTGGAAGAGTTTGGCGTGGACTGCGTGGAGATTGTACAGAGCGCCCGTAGCCTGAATGATGCTACCGTAGATTTCCGGCTAGAAGTTGAGGCAGGCAACGTATCTTATGACCGTGAAAATAAGTTGCTAACCTGGTCGATGGTGAATGCCAAAACAGTCAGTAATAGCTTTGGCGAAATAAAGATTGACAAGGATCCAAGGGCTAAAACCAAGCGGATTGATCCGATTGATGCAGTCATTAATGCGCACAAACTGACATTATCTCTTGCAGGAAAACCTGTCGGTTCGATATTTGAAGAAAGGGGGCCTCGCTCACTGTGAAAAAAGTGAAAATTAGGGAGGACACAATCAAAGAACTTTTCCTAATTGTCGGATTCCTGGCTTTTAGTTGCGGAGTATGGCTGATCTATCCGCCAGCCTCTCTCATAATCGGTGGAGCGTTGATGATGTGGCTTGGATATCCATCGAGGACAAGGAGGGATGGATAGTTGGGTATTTTAACAAACCTCGTTTCCCAAAAAGGAGAATATTCCTTTGATGACTTTACAAACGACATAAGGAAACGATTGTACGGAGGAAATAATGCGGCAGGAGTCACCGTAAACGAAGATACAGCTTTGCGGTTCATAACGGTGTTTAGTTGCGTGCGTGTACTAGCTGAAGGGGTTGGTTCTTTACCGTTATTCGTTTATAAAAAGAGACGGGGCGGAGGTAAAGATAAAGCTGATGATCATCCAGTTTACGGCTTGCTGCATGATCTACCAAACGATGAAATGACTTCACAGAGTTGGCGCGAAACTATGGTAGGGCATTTAGCTACTTCCGGTAATTGTTATTCCATTCTCACCAGAAACAAACGCGGACAGGTGGAAGACATCTACCCCGTAAGTTGGACGGACTGCAGGCCGGTCCGCAATAACGATACCGGAAAGATCGAATACCATATAAACGACCGCGGTAAAGCAGAAGTGTTTGCGGCGGAGAGAGTATTCCATACTCCTGGTTTCGGTTTTGATGGAATTATGGGGTACTCGCCCATCAGGATGGCTGCGGAAGCCGTCGGAATAGGCATGGCTTCGTCAGAGTTCACTGCGCACTTTTACAAAAACGGAATGAATATCGGCGGGGTTTTGGAACATCCTCAAGCTTTATCAGATGCGGCCTTTGCCAGATTGCAGGAGTGGGTAAACGAAAAAGGTGTTGGACTCGGAAACTCATGGAAGCCGCTGATCCTAGAAGAGGGAATGAAATTCGCCCGAATTCCGATGCCGTTTGTAGATGCTCAGTTTATTGAGACTCGCAAACTGAACCGTGATGAAATTTGTGGATTGTTCCGCGTGCCGCCTCATATGATCGCAAACTTGGAGCGTAGCACAAATAACAATATTGAGCATCAAGGCATTGAGTTTGTCATGCACACATTGATGCCATACCTGACCCGTATCGAGCAAACGGCCAATTGGAAGCTGTTCACTCGTGCCGAAAGAGAAGCCGGGTACTACGTTAAATTTAACGTAGATGGCCTGCTTCGTGGTGATTACAAGAGCCGACAGGAAGGTCTTGCAATACAACGCCAAAATGGGGCTCTTAACGCCGATGAATGGCGGGAAATCGAAGACAGAAACCCAATTGAGGATGGGACTGGAAAAATATACTACGTAAACAGTGCAGCTATTCCTCTTGGAAGCAATATGCAAACTTCATCGGGAGGAGGTGAGTAGATGGCTAAGGTGAACATAAAGGGCGTCATAGTGTCGAATGATGTCTATGAGATCTATGAGTGGTTTGGTATTGAGGCGGTTTGTCCAAATAACGTGATGGAACAAATTGAATCAGCAAACGGCGAACCGCTTGAGGTTGATATCAATTCGGGTGGCGGTGACGTGTACGCAGGTTCAGAGATTTATACGGCTCTCAAAGAATATAAAGGCGATGTCACGACAAGGATTGTCGGGTTAGCAGCTAGTGCCGCCTCTGTCGCTGCAATGGCCGGCAAAAAGGTTGTTATCTCTCCAACGGCGCAAATGATGATTCACAACGTTTCGTCTTGGTCACATGGCGACTATAGGGATCATCGTCATGAATCTGAAGTGACAAAGAATTATAACAAGTCCATAGCTAATGCTTATGTCCTAAAAAGTGGGATGACACAGGATGAAGTATTGGCATTGATGGATGAAGAAACATGGTTCACTGCCCAACAAGCGTTAGAAAAAGGTCTTGTTGATGAAATTATGTTCGAAGACAGCGGCAGCCCTATGTTAGTGGCAAGTGCATATAATACCCCAATGCTTCCACCTTCAGTGATTGACAAAATAAGAAATGAACTCATTAAAGACAGACAGTCCAAAATTAAACAGACACAAGAAAACGGGCGGGTCGCTAAGGTTCCGCTTTCTTTATTGCAAAAAAAATTATTATTACAAGGGAGAATGATGAACCGATGAATAAACAATTTCGCCACAAACTTAATTTGCAACTTTTCGCTAGCGAGACTTTGGCTGAACTTATGCAAGCTCGCGCCAACATCTATGACCAACAAAAAGAACTTTTAAACCAAGCAGAGAACGAATGTCGAGACTTAACGCCAGAGGAAGAAACCCAGTTTCAAGCACTTGAAAACCAATATAACGAAGTGGATCGAAAGGTGAGGGAAGCGGAGGCAAAAGAAGCGCGAGCGGCAACTATGGCGGCGAGGGCGAATGAATTGAACGGGTCCCACGGCAATAAATTCCGTCCATCTGCTGTAGCGGGCGCTCCTGTTCAGGCCACGCCTAAGGATGACGCCGGCTTTAAAAACCTTGGTGAATTGGTGCATGCAATCCGTTTTGGTGATTCCAAGGGAAGGCTGGATGAATTGCCGGTTGGACAAGGTCAAGGCGGCGGTTACGGAGTGCCGGAGGCGTTTCGCGGTCAACTCTTGCCAGGGACGATGAGCAATGAATGGAAACAAAGTGTGGGAGAAAGCGGAGGTTATGTTGTGCCGGATCAATTTAAACCAGATGTGTTGTCCCTCCGGCCAGAATCGGCAATCGTACGCTCTCGGGCCAATGTTCTTCCGGCAGGCGATCCGCCTGATGCAAAAATTACAATGCCAGCTCTCCACCAAGGTAGTAAAGGAGTTTATGGTGGCGTAGAAGTTTCGTGGATTGAAGAAGGTGGGGACAAACCCGAAACTGATGCGAAATTGTTAGAAGTAACATTGCAGCCTCATGAGGTTGCTGCAACGACCGTTATTACCGATAAATTACTTCGGAACTGGGCGGCAGCAAATGCGTTCATTAGCAATTTGCTACAGAGTGCTATGATGGCGGCGGAAGATATTGCATTCCTAACTGGAGTGGGTGCTGGTAAGCCGTCTGGCGTGCTCGGAGCAAAGGGAGCGATTGCGGTTAATCGAGAAACTGCAGACCAAATTTCGTACCTAGATACACTTAACATGCGAGCTAAGTTGCTTCCAGAGTCGGTTGCTGGAGCGGTTTGGGTGGCAAACCTTTCTGCGTTGCCGCAAATTGCAACTTTGAAGGACCCGGCAGGGAATTACATCTTCATTCAAGGGGACGCTACGAAAGGCATTCCTTCGACTCTTGTAGGTATTCCTATCACCTTTACCGGCAAAACATCGACACTAGGCAAGAAAGGGGATTTGATGCTTCTCGATCTTTCTTACTACCTGATCAAGGACGGATCTGGACCATTCATTGCCGCGTCTGAGCACGTGTTGTTCAGACAAAATAAGACGGTTATCAAGGTGTTCTGGAACGTGGATGGTAAACCGTGGGTAATAGAGCCGTTGACACTTGAGGATGGCACAACGCAAGTAACTCCGTATGTAGTTTTGGACATTCCTAAACCTTAAAAATCAATGAGAGGTGCATTACATGAAGAAATTCGAGGTAATCTCACCTTTCATCGATTTTGATGATCGTGTGATTGATATTGGGGATGTTATCGAAGTGGATGAAGGTAGAGCAGAAGCATTGAGGAAAGCTCGTGTAATTGGAACTCATCCACTTGTTGACGACAGCAAAAAGAAGGCAACAAAAAGGAGTGATTAAAATTGATCACTTCTCTTGAGCGAGCAAAAAAAATGCTCGGCTTACCAGATGGGGATCTGATGCTCGACTATCAATTGGAAACACAATTGATTGTAGCAACGGACCTTATCGAGGAGCATTGCCGTCGAAAATTTAAGAGGCAAGTACATCAGGAATTATGTGATATGTTCCGAGGCAATTACTTATTGCTTCGGAACTATCCGATCCACAGAATTGATGAAGTGATTACCTATGATGGAAAAGTGGTCAATGATTATGAAATTGCAGAGAATGGCATGCTGTTTCGAAGAGGCGGATGGCCGCAAGGTGAAAGAAGTATTTCCGTGATATATGAAGCTGGTTATACGTTGCATTGTGATGAGACACCTGAACAAAGGGCAGATATTCCAAGGCCATTAGAGATGGCCTGTGCAATGTATGCACAAAAATTAATGGAGAGCACTCATGTTCCACTTGGTATCAAAACTGAAAAGCTAGGGGAGATGTGGGTGACGTATGAGCAAGATCATTTGAAACACAACATCCCGCCAGTGGTAGCATCTCTTGTAAGCCCATATAAACGGTGGCGCTGATGAAGATTAGACTCAAAATCAAAGAGGATAAGAAGCAATTTCGCAAGCACAAGCAGCAGGCGGAAAAACTGTCGCGATCCCGTGCCGAAGTCGGATGGATTGGAGACAGGGAACAGGTCCTTAAGGCGATATTTAACGAGTACGGCGCTAACATACCGGTTACCGACAAAATGAGAAAGAAACTCCTTACTATGGGTGTTCATCTGCGCGATGACACCCATTTTATTACGCTCCCGGAGCGGCCGTTTCTCCGTGCGGGGTATGACGCATACGAAGGGGCGCTATCAAGACTTATGCAGTCTCTTGTCGGGCAGGCTTTGGCCGGCACAATCACGCCTGAGCGAGCTTTGGAGCGGGCGGCAAAGGAGCTAAAGAAGCATATTCAATCTCACATCGAAAAGGGCTCCTTCGTGCCCAATTCGAAGTTAACGGAAAAGCTCAAGGGTGGGAATCATCCTCTGATAGACGAAAAGACGCTGATGGATACGCTGGAATACGAGGTGCATATGAAATGAATCCAAGGCAATTTGAGGGGCTGTTACGCCGCTTTTCGAGGCCTTATCAGTTGATTGTGAGAACGGAGGGGTACCTGGATCAATCCACGGGGGATTGGATTCCGGGAGACAAGCCGGAAACATTCACAGACTACGGGGCTATTGTGGCCCTTCCGCAACGCACCGTGATCCAATCAGGGGGCATGTACACCGAAGAGGATAGACACCTGTATACGAAGCGCGAGATCCCCTTACAAACGGAGGTACTACATGGAGGGCTCAAGTACAAAGTGCACGATAAAAACGATTACGCCGGATATACGGCGATCAATCGGTACGTGCTGAAGCGGGTGAGTTTATTTGATAGACCATCAACAGATTAAAACCGCCTTCGTGGGGCCGCTGCGTGACTATCTTGGGGTGACGGTTCAAATGCAGGATCAGGCTGCGCCGCAACCTCCATACCCATACATCGGATTTACTTTCGTTGCGCCATACGTTGACAAGTCGCCGTATGGTAATCATTCAGTACGGGATGATAGACACAAAATCGAAAAACTGGCTACGGTAACCATCTCCATAACCTGCTATGCAAAGTCGAGTCAAGACGGTTACCGGATATCGGGGCAGGCTCGGGACTGGTTTCATGGTAACGGGCGCACCCTGCTAAGAGATTCTGGCATTGTTGTCGTCAAGTTGGAGGCAACAACGGCGCGTGACACGCTGCTTACGTATGAGTACGAGCGCCGGATTGGATTTGATGTACATCTACGAATGGTGGATGTAATCGAGTACGAGGAAGACATGATCGAGAAAATTCAAATTAAGGAGTGAGGCAGATTGAGCGCACTCAAGGACGTTACGGTTACTATTGACCTTGTTCAGCCGATAGGTCGGTTGGGGTTTGGCACGCCGTTGATTTATGGCGCCAAGGCAAAGGGGCATGATTTCAAGTATTATTACGAGTTGGATGCGGTCCTGAAGGATTTCCAGGAGACTTCCCCAGAGTATCTGGCCGCAAAGGCGATCTTTGCTCAGGGTGACAAGCGGCCGGACAAAATTGCAATCGCCTGCCGAGATACGGCGAACGAAGGCGAACAATATTTTGCCGATCACCTGTCCAAGTTGATGGATAAGGATTGGTACTTCCTGATTTGCACCAGCAACGCCCAGGAAGAAGTTTTGAAGCTCGCGGATGTCGTCGAATTGGATGGCTCGAAGATGTTCTTTACCCGAACGGACAATATCGAGGATGCCAAGGCAATCCAAAAGGCAGCCATGGAGCGGACCGTTGTATTCTATCACAATGACGTCAACGCATACCCGGAGTCCGGATGGATTGGCGCAGTTGCGGCTGCTCCCGTCGGCTCCGTGACATGGAAGTTTAAAGAGATCAAAGGATTGAGCCCTCTTGAAATTTCAACCACGGAGCTTCAAGAAATCCACGACGCCGGAGCCGTGGCATACGTTCGAAAGGCCGGGCGCGGCGGAACAAGTGAGGGCAAAACATCTACAGGGGTATACATCGACGTAATCCACGCCAAGGATTATGTGCGGTTCAACATGGAGTATCAATTGCAACAGTTGCTCAATAATACTCCAAAGATTCCGTTTACGGATGCCGGCATTGCTCTTATCGAGGGACAATGCACAAGCGTGCTGAAAGATGCTTTCAACAACGGCATCATCGCGTCGGACGAGAATGGATTGCCATTATATTCGGTGTATTTTAAAAAGCGCGAAGAGATCCCGGCGGACATTCGGGCAACGCGGGAATACAACGAGGGTTCTTTTGAGTTTGAACTGGCCGGAGCGGTACACAGTGTGAAAATAAAAGGCTCTATCAAATTTTAAGGGTGAGGTGAGGATAGATGGCAGCATCAACGAATTATGATGCAATGGATGTCACAGTCACGGTCGATGGGACATTTATTACCGGCTTTGCCGAGGGGTCTATGGTTGAAGGCGAGAAGGACGAGGACAACTTCGCGGCATCGGTTGGAGCACAGGGAGATGTGGTTGTGTCCGAAGTGAACAACCCACTAGGGACCATTACGATTACACTTCAGCAAACTTCTCCTTCAGTGTCATTCCTCAACCAGTTGGCTAATGCCAAGAAAATGGTGCCCGTGTGGGTGATATATAACGGCGCACCGAAGGAGAAGTTTGGCGGCAGCCGAGCGCGAGTAAAGAAACCGGCCACGGCTAGCTATTCCAATGAGGCAGAGGATCGGGAGTTTGAACTGCAGGTGTTTGACTATACGGTTGAAAGCTAGTCGCCAATGAAGGGCGGCTTTTTTACTTTCCACAAAACAAAGGAGAAGTGATCCAAATGGCAAAGAAACAGACAACGGTTGAAATTCAGGGTACAGAGTATACATTTCAGCACCCGGGCGTTCGGGAGTCCGTTCGCCTGCGGGACCGGTCCAAAAATAAGAGCGGGCAGCTTGTCGAAGAAAAATACTATCAAGAATTGATGACGCACGTCATTGTCCAACCCAAGGTATCTTGGGATTACTTCGACGAGCATCCAGAGGCATTTGATGATGTAATGCTTTCAGCGGTAGAGTTCCTGAACCCACCCAGCGACAAATAGTGCCGAATATAAACAGCGCGCCAAGGACAATTGGGCCTTCTGGCGCGTTGTTTTATCGGATGGGGGCATTACGTATGCTGATGCGTGTGAAATGGACTGGGATGATCTCAATGAGGCAAATGCTGCGCTTGACATCCTGCATGCACAGAGTCAGAAGGCTAATAAAACCAGAAAAAAATAAGGGGGCGGTCGAATGTCACTCCGCAAATTAACGGTAGATGTCGGATACAACATAAGCACCAGCCCTCTTGAAACGCTGGACAAGCGCCTGAACAAGCTTTCCGGTACAAACTCCAAAGTGTTCAGCCGGATGGAATCAAGCATGGGGCGGGCCGGAAAGGTGATGCAAGGAGTTTCCCAAAAATCGGGAGCAATGGCCTCCGCGGTATCCAAGTCACAAGGCATCACAGCCCAGGCGGCGAAGGCTGCTGATAAGGCCACGGCAGCGAATGAACGATTGACGAAGGCCGCTGACCGGCTACAGAAGGCAAATGACGCAGCGGCAAAGGCAACTGAGAGAGCTAGAGCCGCAACAGCAAAAGCTGCTGAAATTGCAGCGGTATCTACCCGTTCGCAAGAGAAGGTTACCAAAGCGATACAAAGAGCACAGGCGGCCAACGAAAAGGCTACGGCTGCCGCTGTGCGTGCCCAAAAAGCGGATGAAAAGTGGCGCATTGCCCAGGAACAGGCTGCAGCCGCAGGCAATAGGGTTAGGCAAGCATCTAACAGCGTCACGCAGGCGGTAGACAGGCAAAGCAAAGCCGCCCAACGGGCAGCAAAGGAAATGGACCAACTTCGAAAGAAATACGGAGATTTTTCGAACGGCTCTTTGAAGGCGCTGGATCAGATTGACCAGGCGTCTGGAAACATCCGATCCGCTGGTGTGGCAATGGGTGCAGCCGGCGGCGTGCTAACGGCCGGGATTGGCTCATCTATCAAACTGGCCGCCGACTTTGAAGCTTCTGTATCACGTGTCGGGGCGCTATCTGGCGCAACGGCTGAGGACTTGCGTCGTCTTTCAGATACGGCCGAACGTTTGGGTGCAGAAACAGCATTTACATCTGTTCAGGCCGCTGAGGGCATGAGCTACCTTGCAATGGCCGGGTTCAAAACGAATGATATGATAGCAGCCATGCCGGGATTGTTGGATACAGCGGCAGCGGGCCAGATAGACTTGGGCCGGGCGGCGGATATCACGTCGAACATCCTGACCGGATTCGGTATCGAGGCCGCGGACACGGCAAGAGTAGCTGATGTATTGACCGCCACGTTCACAAACTCGAACACAGACCTAAACATGCTAGGCGACACCATGAAATACGTCGCGCCCATAGCTAAAGCGTCGGGTCAGTCGCTCGAAGAGATGGCAGCAGCAACGGCCGCACTCGGTGATGCGGGTATCCAAGGCTCCGAAGCGGGTACAGCACTTCGGGCGTCCATGATTCGGCTCGCCAAGCCACCAAAAGAGGCGGCGGACGTGCTCGAACAACTTGGTGTCAATATTGCGGATCAATCAGGGCGTATACTTCCGCTGTCAAATGTGGTTGGGCAGTTCGCGGAAAAGACAAAGGGACTTACAGAAGCTCAACGGCTCGCAGCCGTATCGACCGTTGTTGGCACGGAGGCGGCAAGCGCCTTCCTTACGTTGATGGATGCCGGCCAACCCAAATTAGAGAATTTCCGGACATCGCTAGAAAACAGCGGTGGAGTGGCGAAACGCATCGCGGATACGCAACTTGATAACTTGAACGGTGCCATGACAATGCTCAGTTCGGCAACGGACGGAGCAAAGCTGGCAATCGGCAAAACGTTCATCCCGATCCTTACAGACCTGGCTCGCTGGATAAACAAGCTGGTGGATGTATTCAATGGGTTGCCGCAAGGGGCTCAGAAAGCCATAGCTATTTTCGTAGCAATAGCCGGGGCGGTGCTGTTGCTGGGCGGAGCCTTAACAATCCTCGTCTCGTTCATCCCTAATGTGGTGGCCGGGTTCAAGATGCTTGCAGCGGTCCGCCCTATCATCATGGGATTGTCAGGGCCGATGCTGGGAGTCATTGCGGTTGTTGCGGCAGTTGCTGCGGCTGTTTATCTCATTATCAAGTATTGGAAGCCTATATCTGCATTTTTCAAGAGATTGTGGGATGCAACCGTCAAGATTTTCACCTCTACATGGAATGCGATAGTCGGATTTCTCACGGATACGTGGAATGCGATAAAAACCACGGCAGCCAACCTGTGGAATGGCATTGTAAACACGGTAATGGCGATCCTCGCTCCATTTATCGAAAACATTCGAGCGGCTTTTACGCGAATTGTTAATGGTGTAAAAATGATTTGGGAAGGGCTAAAGCTGTACTTTAGCGCGGCATGGACTGTCATCAAGAATATTTTCCTAGGCGCGATACTATTGCTCAAGGATCTCTTTACCGGGAATTTCAGCGCAATGAAGACCCACGCCATACAGATTTGGGAAAATATAAAAGGTGCTATGGGGCAAGCCTGGGAAGGCATCAAATTGATATTTTCCGGCGCTCTTGAAGCTGTCAAGGGTTATCTCGAAGGGGCATGGAACAACATAACGATTGCCGCTGAAATTGCTTGGAACGGTATGTCTACCTTCTTTTCCGACACATGGGAAGGCATCAAAGGTATGACCAGCAGAATTTGGGATGCCATCGTAGAGAGCATCAAAAAAGCGATTGACTGGATCAAAAATTTGCCCGGCCAGATGTGGGAGATGGGAAAGAATGCGATCACCGGGTTTATTGATGGCATTAAAGGTGCTGCAAAGGCTGTGGGTGATGCGGTTACTGGTGTTGCGAACAGTGTAACGGAAGGGATAGAGAGTGCTCTGGATATCCATTCCCCTTCTCGTGTCATGAAGGAACTCGGGAAGTACACGGGCGAAGGATTCCAGATCGGCATAGAAGACAAGATCCCGGAAGTGTCCCACGCCGTCAATGGTATGGCAACGGCAGCCGCAACCCCTCAAGCACCACAAACAGAGGTGGATGGGCTCGCGCCGACGTACAGCAATACGTCGGCAAATAGCAACATCATAATATCGCCTAATATTGAGATAACGATCCAAGGCGGCGAATCAACCAGCACCGCGAAAGATACCGCCCAGGAAGTCAAAAAGGAAATTGAGAACTTGTTTAAATCATTCGGCGTGAAAAATCCGCAGTTTATCGAGGGGTGAGGGTAGATACATGGCAACACTCGACGGCATAAGCATTCATGTGACAAGTGAAAAACCATCGTACTCCGTCCGGGTATCTACCTACCCTATCGAGGGCGGGGCTGCTATCACGGATCACGTTGAGCCTCAATTGGTCACCTTGAGCCTTAGCGGTAAATTGGTGGGCCAGGATGCAGCCAAGAAGAGAAAAGAAATACTCGGAAAGATGAATGCTGGCGCAACGGTTAAATATGTTGGTCGAAATTCCTTTATTAACTGCATAATTGAATCATTTGAGAGCGACCACGAGTATAAAGTGGCAAACGGCATGAATTTTACAATGCAGCTTCGTGAGATCCGCAAGGTTAAGCCGTTGTTTTCGAATAAGCTACCACCTAAAACTCAGACCCTTGTCAAGGTGATGACCACGGCCGGCCGACAGCAGGTCAAGACCACAAAGCAAAGCAAGACAAAAGGCACAAAAGCAAAAAGCCAAGGACCAACGGGAAAGAAGCACACGGTTCGAGAAGGCCAGACGTGGGAAGCGCTGGCCTTCTCGTACAAAGTGGCCCTAAAAACCTTGCGATCCTGGAATACGCAAATACCAAAAGGCACCCGCCTGAAACCAGGCATGGTTGTCATCGTAGGTTAGGAGGGGCCTATGGAGTTTATACCGATTGAAAAAGACAGCATCCCTTATCAATTTGACATTGCGCTCGGCGTAGACATCTTCACCTTTGAAGTGAACTACAACGAGCGTTTTGACTTTTTTACACTCGACTTGATGAAGGATGATCAAGTGTTGGTTCAAGGTGTGAAACTCGTATACGGCGTTCCTGTCTTTGCAGGCATCGAGGATCACCGGTTTCCCGTGCCGATGATCGTGCCGATTGACGAGGCGGGCAGGGAAACGGCCGTAACCTGGGATAACTTCGGGGAAACCGTGTTTCTTGCATATGGAGAAGGCGAGGGAGAAGAAGATGAGTGAATCTTATGGCCGTGTTACGGAGTTGATTGTTGGTGGGCAGACATTGAAGACGCCGGAACTAGAGATTCGTTTTGACGTGCCGTTTGATGATGATCCAGATCCAAACGAGGCCCGGATCGAAATCTACAACCTGAGTGACAATACAATAAACAACATCGCCCATCATTCAAAGGTTGTGCTTAACGCGGGCTACAAAGGGGATGTCGGAACCATTCTTTCTGGTTACATCTCTTTTTATGAGACTCGATGGGAAGGGCCTGACAAAATTACAACCTTTACCGTTCTTGACTCGGAGCCATTGGACAGCCGGACCATACCAAGCGTTTCATATGCCAAAAACACGAAGGCTTCGACCATCATCAAAGATTTGCTCAAACGAGGAAATCTCAGTACTGCTGCCTTGAGCTTGGTCAAAGATATTGTATACACCGAAGGTATGACGGTGGAAGGGTCCGTTGTGGACGCCCTAAAAAACGTAGCAGCAGATTGTCGGACGTCCTTTTATATCCTCAAAGGTAAACTTTACATTCGGCCTCTTGCCCAAGGTGATAAAACGAACTTTGTATTATCTCCGAAGACCGGATTGATTGGTTCACCTACCTTTTTTCAGGACGACAGCAGCGCGGGTTATCAGGCTCAATGTTTGCTCAATCATCGATTGACTACGGGCAGCCTGATCACGTTGGAAAGCCGCGTTGTAGAAGCTTCACTCCGTGTGCGGCGCGGACGGCACTCGTCAAGCGGCAGCGATTTTACGACCGAGATAGAGGCGGTGTTTTGATATGGCGCAACTTGATAAGAGCTTGAATGGTTGGCTTGAAAATGCTTTGCGCCAACTCCACACGGCCACAATCGGGAGAGTGGCCGCATACGACAAGGATCGACGCCGGGCGACGATTCAGCCGCTCATATTGCAAAAGATGATGGGCAGCACGCCGAGCCCGCATGCAGTCCTTACGGATGTGCCTGTATTGTCCCAACGTTATGAAGTGGACGGCGTGGAAAAGGAATATGTACCCGTTTTACGGCAGGGGGATGTAGTTCTACTCGTATGTGTGGAGCGCGCCATGGATCAGAGTTTGAATGGAGCCATGGCATACCCCGATTCACGGCGCAGGCACAGTCTGGCGGATGCGGTTGTAGTAGGGGTGATAACGTGAATTTTCGATTGGACAGCACGGGAGATCTGATTTTTGCAGATGGCGAATTACAAATGGTATCCGGGCCGGAAGAAATTACCCAGGCTGCCCGAGTGGTGTTGGGTACGAATCTGGAAGAATGGTTTTTGGACCCCGATGCAGGAACAAACTACGATGTGCTGTTGCAGAAGCAACCGAACGAAGAGGCGATTCGCGAAACGGTATATTCAGCCCTTGAGCAAGTTGAGCAAATACAGAAGGTTGATAGTATCGACATTCGTTTTGATCAGGCGCAGCGAATGCTAAACATATTTTTTACTGCTACCGGGGTAAATGGAGAGAAGGTAGAAAGCGAGGTGAGTTTGGATGCTTGATGCATCTGGGTTCAAGCGGATGCGGTACAGTGATTTGCTGGAGCAGATGGAGGATCAGGCGCGGGCGAAATACGGCGAAAACGTGAATACATCGGCGCTATCTCCACTCGGGATCATTCTACGGATATTCGCTTTTTTTCTAGCCTACGTTTGGCAGGGGGTGGAGCATGTTTACTATGCGGCTTACCGGGATACAGCCACCGGCGTAAGTTTGGATCGCCTTGCCCCACAAGTGGGGATCAAGCGATTTCAAGAAGAATTTGCATTTGGGAAGATATCTGTTAAGGGGACGCCAGAGTATACCCTCCCGGAGGGCACGGTTGTTGGCGCTGCGGGAGATAAATATTTTTTGACAACCGAGGACCTTACGCTTGACACTGAGGGGCGAGGAACTGTTGAGATCATAGCTCAGGATGCAGGCTCGGGGTGGAACGTGGCAGCCGGCACGATTACGGTTTTGCTGAATCCCGATGCTAATATTCTCTCTATCACGAATTCGCAGCCCACAACAGGCGGACGGGAGCGGGAGACGGATGAAGAATTTCGTGCCCGGTTTCAGCAGTCAGTCGCGGGCGGGGGAGCCGCCTCCGTGGATGCCTTGCGCGGAACGATATTACGGCTGTCTGGCGTGCGGGCGGCGGCTGTGATAGAAAACACCTCACTTACTATAGACGCGGCAGGCAGGCCCGGGAAATCGTTTCAGTGCTATGTGTTGGGAGGAGATGAACAAGAAATCGCAGACGCCATTTTTGCAACAAAGGCTGGGGGCATTGAAGCGCATGGCGATATCGTCCGTGAGGTAACCGACGTCGCTGGATACATGCACAAGGTGAAGTTCAGCCGGGCAGAGGAAGTTGCTATTTCGGTTCAAGCGAAGATAAAGCGTACCGTACAGTATCCTGCCGATGGCGACGAAAAGGTGATGTCCGAGATCGCGCAATATATCGGTGGGGAGCACCGGGGCAAATATTATAATGGCTTGTCTATGGGCTCGCCAGTGGTATTCAATAAATTGATTAGCGCAGTGTACAAGGTTGATGGCGTGGAAGATGTTGCGTTGCTACTGAACGGCGACACGAAAAATATTGAAATCGCCCCTCATCAAGTGGCAAGGATACACGATCAGAATATCGAGGTGGCCAGCCATGTTTAGCGTGAAGGACATGCTTGGGCGGTTCACCGATGCGTATAACAAAAACCCTGATAGCAATCTTGGGAAGTTGGTGTCCATCCTGCATTCACAACTGCAAAGCGTTGAACAAACTCTTGCAAAGGTGGATGAATGGCGCGATTTGGACAAGGCCCAGGGAACAACCCTAGACAGGATCGGGGAAAATGTAGTGCAGCCGCGCGGAGCAGCTACCGATGAAGTTTACCGGATACTGCTAAAATCCAAGGTTGCTCGAAATTTGTCGAAGACGGATATTAACACGATCATTGAAGTTCTAGCTTTGGCTCTGGATTGCGATTTTTCGGAAATTCGAATCGAGGAAAAGTATGCAGATCCGAACGAACCGGAGCCGGCTGCGCTCTCTTTGCTTCGCGTGCCGATAGCTCGCCTGAACGAAGTGGGAATGTCACCGTACCAGTTCGCGCAGATCATCCAAAAAACAGTGGCTGCAGGCGTCCGGGTTGCACAAATTGATTTGTCCGGTACCTTTCTGCTGGCGTCGAAGCGAGCGGAAGTTGAAAAGAGCAAATTTGGCCTTGCGGATATTGCTATGACAACAGGCGGAACGCTTGGGACGGTATATATGCCGGGCAATGACTATGAATTGCCGATATAAGGAGGGAAATCACAATGCCATTTCATAAAGAGCTTCCCGAATGGAAAGCAGCAGGAATACAACCTCCTGAGTCAAAACGGATGAAGGGTTGGGAAGTGGAGGACCGCCCCCCGGCCGATTGGCTGAACTGGCAGATGAACACGACCTACGAAGCCTTGCAGGAATTGCAGGAGAAGGCGGCAGAGAAGGATGACGTCTCGAAGGCATTGAAAGATGCCAAGGAATACACGGACCAGAAAGCGGAGGCGATTACCCCGGAAAGCATTGGAGCCGAAACTCCAACGGGAGCCCAAGCCAAGGCTGACGCTGCCAAGAAAGCCGCCGAGCAAAAGATTGCGGAACATGCAGGCAACGTCGAAGTGCACGTATCCCCAACGGATCGTCAAGAGTGGGACGGAGCAGCCGCTGAGATATCCGATGCACCGGCGAAGGAATTGACGTTCACGCCCGGCCTCCAGGTAGTAGAGTCCGAACAGGATACGCCGTTCCGGATAGGGGAGATTAAGGGGCGGACATTGATCAACTTGATTGGCAGAGACGGCAACTTTGATTACCGTTCATCGCGACTATTCACCTTTTTCGGCACGGGTGAGATTGTCCCTTCGTCTGGCCCCGTCGGTACCAAGTGCCAGAAGATCGTATGTAACCGGACGGACACGGCCCATTTTGGGGCGAAATATGAACTAAACATTGACCGCTCTAAGCATTATGTAGCGGTGGCGTACCTGGACAATGTGTCATGTGACGTTCCGGTTTATTTCTCCTTTGCGGAGGAGAAAAGCACTGGATACACCTCAATCCGAAAATCGGGCAATGTCAACAAAGGGAAAGGGATGGTTTTTAGGTACGTAAGCATATCTCCCGCTGACATGTCCCCTATTCAAGAAAAGCTGATCTTCTACTTTCGGGGGGAAGGTACAGCAGACGCAGAATTCCGTATCGGCGCGTTTGGCTTGTACGAGATCTCACAGGCCGAATACGAAGCCATCGGTAGCATGAAGTATGAATATGTGGTCGAACGCTATCCATACGTAGACAGCATGACCAACGTAACCAACCCATACGCCATCGTAAC